TTCGTTGATTTTCTTAGTGTCGAAGTGTGGACGGTTTTTTAGTGCTCGAAGCTGGCTACGTCCTAGCCTATGACGCTGGATAAACCACTCACACTCATCCATATTCCTAGCATGAGTGTCAGGAAAGGCATCAAATACCGAGCAATGCTCCAGCCGTGGCACTTTCACCGTCTGTGGTTTGTAAATTCTATTTCCGTTCTCGTCTTTTTCCCAACGATGGAGGGTTTTCTTGTAAGTAAAGGGGCCTTTAATAATGCCTGTGCCTAGTAAAGCAGCCTCAAATAGAGAACGACGCAGCTCTTGAGCACCGCCACTCTCTTCAATCTGATCGTGGATAAGTTTTTCCATCCTCATGGCCGCTTCGTTGGCCGGTTTGAGTTCTGGTTCTCCAGCATGACCAACACCTGGAGCAAACTTGTCTATATTTTCTTGGTTCTCACCCAGCAATTTCTTCTGAATACCAGCTATAACATCGTTATATTTGGCACCAGGAGCGATTTCCATGCCGTCACCAGCATATCCTACATCAAATGGATTGGCTTCCGGCACTTCTGCAGGAGCAGGAAGTCCTTCAGGAAGTCCTGTCTCCACTGTGGGAGCACCATCCTGCTTAAAGTGGACGTACTCTTGTGCTCCTTCCGGCACTTTGGTAGGACGAATGGAGATGGGAAACTTGTCCGTACCAAACAGTACATCAATGAGTTGCCCGTATGCAGCAATAACTTTGGTTTTTGTTACTTTGACGAATACACGGCTCTTTTCATTCTCTGAGAATTTGACATTCTTACCGTAACGTCCTCGGTAATTCTGATAGGCCTCAAGCCAACGCTTCTCGTCAGCGTCACGTTGGCGGCTTGCCTCATCAAAGCGAGACTCAATAGTGCGTACAATGCTTTGTCGTATAGGCCCCATATCCACTTCATTTTCCATCTCCTCTTCAATAGCTTCAGCTAACATTTCGTCAGCATTCACCATAGCGTCGTCCAACTCATTAATACCTAGCGGCTGAGAGCCTGGAGCTGTTGCTTCGTCGTCATAGAAATTAGCCATATATATACCTATTAATATCCAAACTGATCTGGGTAGTGTTTATTACCCTTGGAGCTGTTCCACTTAGCAGTGATACAGCGGAGATTATCTGGAGTGTGTAATCCACACACCTCCTCACTTGTTAGCGGAACGATATGATCTACAACTAAACCACGCTCCTTAGCAAGGGAGTAAACGTATTCAATTTCCTTTAAGTCTGCCCAAGCTGGAGTTGCTTGTCTCTTAGCAGCACGTCGCTTAGCGCATGCTGCTGCACTCTTGCCCAATGCAATTCTCTTTTGTGACGCTTTCTTCTTGCTTCTTTGAGCAGCTTCTGGATTGGCTTTATGCCACTCTGCTGCTCTCTGAACCGTCAGTTCTTTATTCTGCTCATACCACTCCTTTCCTTGTTTGGCTTTCCTTTTCTTATTACTCTTGTTCCATTGGCGAGCAGTTTCCTTAGCACACTCCTTACACTTGTAAGCCTTTCCATCAGGGAATTTCTTACAGTTATGGAACTCATCCAGAGGTTTAGTTGTATCGCAGTATTTACAGTGTTTCATATCAATAGCCGAAAATTTGATCCGCAGGAGCTTTAGAAGCTTCTGATTTAAACTGGAATGCCATGTCTGCCATGCTTTGCTGTCTAGGTCTGGACATTAGCAAGTACCTCAAGGCATCATATGCGTGATCTTCTGCATGTGTATCCACATCTTCTGAGTTAGTTTGTGATACAGGAATACTACTCAGTTCTCTGATAAGATTGCGACATGTTTCAAAGATGACGAGTTTGGGTCTTCCACTGCGCGGATCAGGTTTAAGGTGTGCGTGAATTTGTTGTTTGCCCCCAATCCTGTTCTTATCCGCTGGTCGTAGTTTGTGTCCATACGGTTGTTTGCAGAGGGACTCGCCAATTGTTGGGCCGGTGTAACCTGTTCTATTCCAGGCCGCTGTGTCCAAAACCCCTGGAATTTCTCTAATCTCATCTCGCTCAAGTGATGTCATCCTTATCTTAAGTTCATCTGCTGTTAGGCCACGCTCATAAAGCTCACGATATATGATAACGGTTCCATCATCAGGATCAATAGCAGCCCAAAGACAAGCACTCGGACTGGTATAACCATAGTCCACGCCCTTGAGTCTGTTCCATCCGGAGGGGATGATGAAAGGTTCGATAACATGTATGCCTCTGTCAAACTCGGGGAACGCGCTACCTTCACTAACATCCCAGTCTCCCATGAGAAGCCTACGCCTATGCACCTCTGGAAGAGAACGAAGCATCCTCTCATATTGTCCATCCCTCGTTAGGTAGGGGTTATCGTGCAAGCTTGCAGGAATAAACCGCCTACTCAATCCATCCTCACCCACGAACGTAGTGTTCCACTCCGCAGGTTCTACATATCTTTCTTTCACCCATTGGTGTCCTACACCACCGGGGTTGGCTGTAGCTCTCATGTACGGAACTATATCAGGATTAGTAGTCCGTAGACGAGAAGCCAAATAGTTCCAAGGAAACTCGGTAGCAAGGTGGGTGATTTCATCAAACCCAATCCACGAAAATGCTTGTCCTTGGTAGCGGTATACATCCGCGTCCTTTTCGAGATAACCAAATTCCAGTTTTGCCCCGCTTGGAAATATCCAGATCTTTTCAGTTTCCTTATATCTACTTCCGGGAAACGCTTTTGGATAAAGCTCTCTGCTTTTGTCAATGAGTTCACGTAGTTCTCCTAGAGTCTTTCGGAGCACCAGTGCTCTATGATCCGATATGTGTGCATACCTCAACGGGTCAACTATCATTGCAAAAGACTTACCACCCCCGGCAGCACCACCGTATAGCACATCCGTTTCTGGTGCTGCGAGGAAGTCTGTTTGTGGACCCTCGTTAGGCTTAAACAATACATTGTCTTCAGCCATTGCTTTAAGCGACGGTTCCATCGTCGCCACTCTTTCTGGTTCTACTATTCTTCCTTTTGGACCAGGATTTTCATCCACCACCTTCTTCTTAAGCTCAGCGATTTCATCTTTCATTCGCTTAGCTTTAGCTTTCAGGTTGCGAACATCAGCAGCAGCTTTCGCCCTTGCTTTCTCCTTCTTCTCACCTGGAGTTAGATACGGAACCTTACGAGGCATCGATCCTCACCGGCTGCATCAATCGTTTTCTGAGTCCTTCGTGGCTGATGGTACGGCTACTCTTTGCGCTAAGCCACACAGCGCCGTCCCTAATCGAGAGAGCACGTTGCTCAACCAATTCCGCAATTTCTTCCAATAGCTCAAGGTCGTCCTCCAAAGGAATCAAATTCCCTTCATCCGTAACATCATAACCAAAGGGCGGCTTATAGTTCGGAGCCGTCCTCGCTTTCAACATACTCTGCATATTCGACATCTTCAATAGGCTCCTTTAATTCATGTTTAACAGGAAGGAGAAACAAGCCACCACTGACACCAACATCAACTTGCTGCTTATCCACCTTCACAACACCGCTTCTGTCCAACACTTCCTTTGCTGCCATCAGCTTGTTCTGTGCATTGGGAATAGGCTTATCACTTGTTAGTGTAGCAACCAAGCTGGCTGCTGCCTCAGGAGCAGCAGCAACCAGAATTGTTTCACTAATCGTTTTGATTTCATCCTTGAGGCTATTTACCAAATCCCAATAGTGCCCCTTATACCCAGCTTTCTCAGCCATAGTGCGAGGGTCTTGAAAGTTATTTTCAGCAAAGAGCTTTAGGAATTTCTTTTGCTTCGGCGTGAACGCCCGTTTCCTTTCCTTCTCTGCTTGTGTAATTGCTCCACGTACACTTGCCATTATTTCTTCACCTTTCCTCCACATGCACACATACGTGTTGGATGTTTAGTTACACTTCCACCATCTGCAAAGAAGTATTGCTGGTCACTCCCAAGCACATCCTTCCTTTTCTTTTTACGCTTCCCGTACATCAGGGCTCCTTCCCCCTGTCCGATGATTGGCTTGCGTAGACGCTTGTCCTTCATTGTCTTGTACACGCCAACATCGTCATATCCTTTCGGAGGACGCTGTACGTTCTTCTCATTGGGGGCATTCTTAATTCGCGTATCTTTAACGTGAGGACGTACAAACCCCACATCATCATAAAGCCCCTTGCTCCCACTCTTGCCGTGTATCTCTGCCCACTTTTCATGCACTTCCCATGTGCCGCCCTCACCCTTCACTCTACGTGTTTTTGGCTTTGGTGTTTTGGAATCTTTAGACTTCCTTGTAGCTTTATTTGCCTTGTAAGACAATTCAGCCATAGCCTTAGCTTCGTCGTTTTTGGCCTTCCTTTCCTTTTTATTCCTGTACAAGTCTCCTGCTGCCTTACCAAGAGTAAATCCTGTATATGCAACAGTGGCTGGACCCATACCTTTACCAAATACTTTCCTAGCCATTAGCCTTTCCTGTGAATGTGCTTAGCATTAGCACTACGGGTGTAGTCACCATATTGGTCAGAGGTGACGCAGCCTCCCTTAGCATATCGCTTAGGCATATACTTGTCAGGAACCAGCTCACGCCGCCCATCACTTGGGTGGCCGCTAGACGCCTTTGGAGCATTGCCTTGTGCATACGGAGACTTATACTTCGGAGGAGCTGCACGACGTTCTTTCTCTGCCTGAACACCTCTCACCAAATTGTCCCACACTGTAGCTACACCACCACCGTCTTTGTATTTCTTCACAGGACCACCCTCTTTCATATTCAATCCTGCAAATTGATCCCACACACTTTTCTCTTTCTTACGTGTCGGGCCTTTCTGTACGGGAGCACCCATCTGTCCACGCTTCTTATTCGTATCACGCACATGCTTGTTAATACGCTGTTGATCCCATCCACCACTAGAAGCTTGCGGCTTAGGAGCTGCCTTCTGACTTCCATCTCTGTTGTAGCCTTTGATGGTGTCATCATAAGCCCAACCACGCTTGTCATATTGAGCCTTACGCTCAGCCGTACCTACACCGGCAAGAGGGCTTTTCTTGGAAGCAGAAGCTTTTCCTGGCGCAACTTGTAGGGGAGACTTATCCTTGTAATTAAATCCAGCCGTAGGATCGGCATACGTCTTAGGCTTATTGGAAGGAGCTTTATTACGTTTCCTGTTACGACTCATCTGCCCACCACCGCTGGTGCTCTTTCCTCTGCCAAAATTGTTTGTCATCTCAATGATTGATGCCGCTGCCAGAGGAGCACCAAGACCTGCACCTAACATCCTTGCACCAGCCCCAAGCCCTTTGCCTGCCATCTTTCCAACTCCTCCCCAGCCTTTTCCTGTGGAGGGCTTAGCTGTAGTGGCCTTTTTAACATCAGCACCTATACGCTGACGCTTAGTGGGCTTGGGTGGTCCCATCTTACCGCTATTAGCCTTGGGCGTGGGCGTAGAAGCCTTACCACTATTATACTGACCCTGCATAGCTTTCTTAGCTGCTTCTTTATTTGCCTTAATCTTAGCTTGATTTTGCTTCAGATTAGCACTGCTCTTTTTCCTTCCTGCATTAGAGCGTGACTTACGTTTCTTGGGCTGGTTTTCTGGTGCATCCATGTCACCAAAGATTTGTTTAAAGCTTAGTTCATTCATTTCCAATTCTCCTGTGGAGAGGCCTTGTATGCTATGGTCATACAATATCACTCCTGACTTTGATTGGGGGAACTGTGAGGCCAGAGCCTGCCTTCTTCCCCATTTGTTTCCACGACGGCTTGTACACGACAGACCGAGGCTTTGGTACTTTTAACTTGGGAGCTTTGGGGAGCTTGGGAATCTTAGGAACTCTAACCATTACAATATCCTTCATCATACTGTACACTCACGAAAGAGACAATAAGTCTTCTCTACCAACTATTATTTTTAGAGATATTTTCAGAGGCTGGCAGTAGCCTCCAGTTTTCTTTTACATGTAGACCACTGACCTTTTCTCCCTTTAAGGGAATCTCATGGTCAATGTGCCAATCATATCCTGTAGCATCAGAGAGGAAATCTCTCACCTTGCTCAGATTAATCCATTCTTTTCTATCCTGCTTACTGAACCACGGGGGAGTACGGAGCTTGCGGGACTTCTTGTGCCTTGCGGAA